TAATTTTTTAGCTAGAACAGATTTAACTGATCAGATACCTAACTTTATTCAGTTAGCTGAAGCAAGATTATCTAGAGAATTAGAAACTAGAGATCAGGAAAAAAGAGCAACCGCAACTTTAACCAGTGGCGATGAGTTCATAGCACTTCCAACCGATATGCGAGAAATCAGGGAAATAAAATTAAATACGTCTCCGAATGTCGTGTTGGAATATAAAAGTCCTACAGCCTTAGATACAACTTATACTGGTGCTTCAGGCAGACCAGTTGCATATTCTATTGTTGGCGGAGAGTTAAAGGTCAGACCAATTCCTGACGATAGCTATACAGCCGAAATAATCTACATAGGAAGCCTTAGTGCCTTATCAGATACTAATACAACAAATGTGATGTTAACTCGTCACCCTGATGCTTATTTGTCAGGTAGTTTAGTTGAGGCTTACACCTATTTAATGGATGAACAAAGGGCATCAACTTACGATGCTAAGTTTACAAGATCTATAGAAGAGATCAGAAAAGATGAACAACGATCACACTATGGAACTGGTGCTTTGCACATATCATCAATCTACGCAAAAATGTCATCATAGGAGAAATAAATGTCGGCAATGTCAGATTATCTAGAATTAAAATTTCTAGACCACTTTACTGGAACAGCATCAACTTCTGCACCTTCCGCAGTCTATTTAGGACTATCTACTGGTAGTTTAGCTGATGACAATTCAGGAACAGAATTATCAGGAAGTAACTATACAAGAAAAGCTATAACTTTTGCTTCTGCATCTTCAGGATCAATAGCAAATAATAGTGCAGTTGAATTTAATAGTGCAACTGGTTCATGGGGTACAGTTTCTCATTTTGGAATTTATGATGCCAGTAGTTCAGGCAACCTTTTATTTCATGGTGCATTTTCTGCATCAAAAGCAATAGCAAGTGGAGACATATTAAAAGTAGCAAGCGGTTCTTTAACAATTTCTGCTACATAATTTAAGGCTTTATTATGGCTTTAGGTATTCCAAATCTAGATCAGATTACGCAAACTTTAGATAGTATTTCAGGAAGTTTTGATAGCAATGCTGATATGCTTAAAATTGAGTGGTCTAATCCAACTCTAGATCAATTAGATAGTTGGGGAAATATAGACAGCCTCAATGCTTTAGGTAATATCGACAGCCTATCAAGTCTTGCAGTTTTGCAGGCTTCGGCAAGTATTTCTACAAGTGCCAGTGTAAGTGCTGAGATACAATTTGCTATTGAGGTTGAAGGATCTGTCTCGACCAGTGCAAGTGCGAGTGCAAGTGCTGTTAAGATCAGGACTGCTTCTGCAAGTGTTGCGACAACCGCTTCAGTTACATCAACCCCTATTAGAATTAGAACTATGGGGGCAACGACTGCTTCTGTTGGATCTATATCAGCGACAGCTAATTATACAGTTGGATTTGGTGCGAGTATAAGTACAAGTGCCACGATCTCAGGATCAGCAATCAGGGTGCAACAGCCTTCTGCGAGTGTTGCAACAAGTGCCTCAATATCTGCAACTGCAAATATAGTTGTTTTAATTACTGGTGCAATATCAACTGAGGCGAGTGTAACATCTACTCCTAATTTTGAGGTAAATGTTTCTGCAAGTCCTGAGAGTTCAGTAAGCATAACTGCCACAGCAAAGATTGTTGGTGAAGATTGGTCTGAGATTGCAGATGGATCTGAGACATGGACAATACAAAATATTGGTTCAGAAGTATGGACAACTCAAAATGTTGGAAGTGAGGTTTGGTTACAGCAATGATTAAGTTTGGAGAATGGTTGCCTGATCAACCTGATTTAGAAAATGCAGGAGTTACAGTTGCCAATAATGTTATCCCTGCCATTTCAGGCTATAGACCAATAAACAGTTTTCAGTCTGTATCAAATGCAGGCGATGCTATTTTAAAAGGTATATTTGCCTCAAAAGATAATTCAGATAATGTTAAGTTGTTTGCAGGAAATGCCAGTAAATTATATGAATTTAATTCATCAAATTCTAATCTAACCAGTATTGGGAAAGGTGGCGGATATTCTCTATCTGACAGTGAAAGATGGAGATTTGTACAGTTTGGAACAAGTGTCATTGCTTCAGGTGGTATAGGTGAAACCCTTCAAGAATTTACATTAGGAACTGATAGTGCTTTTGCTGATTTAGCAAATGCTCCAAAAGCTGACTTTATGGCTGTGGTGAGAGACCAAATTTGGATTGCCAATATAGATGAGGGGGCAGGACGAATACCTTTTAGGACAAGATGGTCAGGCATTAATGATGCAACCAGTTGGACTGTAGGAACTGATCAAGCTGACTTTCAAGACATTGTGGATGCAGGGTCGATCACTGGATTAGTTGGCGGAGAATATGCAACTATTCTTTTAGAAAAAGCTATTTGTATTGCTCAATATGTCGGTACTCCATTAATCTATCAGATTGATAAAGTAGAAACGCAGAGAGGTTGTGCTTATTCAGGATCGGTTGGAAACGTAGGTCGGCTTATATTTTATTTGGCGGAAGATGGTTTCTATCAGTTTGATGGGAAAGGTAGCACTCCAATAGGTGCTGAGAAAATAAACAAGTTTTTCTTCAAAGATTTTAATGGTGCTTTTGACTATAAGATGAGTTGTGCAGTAGATCCACAAAACCAAATAGTTGCGTGGTCATATGTGTCTAACTCTAATACTTCAGGAACAACTCCTGATAAATTATTGATGTATAATTATGCTGTTGGTAAATGGTCTATAGCTGAAGTTTCAGCAGACTTAATATCTCCATTTTATACAGCAGGATATACATTAGAGGGATTAGATAATTTAAGTGCGACACTAGAAGGATTGCCTGCACCATTAGATAGTAATTTATATAAAGGTGGTAACTTTCTATTTGGCGGTAGCTTGTTAAATAAAATATATGCTTTTACTGGTCAGCCACTAGATGCCACGATTGAGACCGCAGAGTTTGCAATCAATAAAGGTAAACATTCACTGGTAACAAGGACAGTTCCTTATTTCAGAGATGGGGCAGTGACAATGCAAGTTGGGGCAAGAGATCGTCAAGATGATGATGTAGTGTTTTCAACTGCGAATAGCCTGACAGATGAGGGTTTTGTTCAGCATAGATCTCAGGGTCGATTTCATAGAATTAGAATGAATATTTCAGGATTTTGGGATTTTGCTCAGGGGGTTGATATTGAAGGTCAACCATTAGGTAGAAGATGACAAGAGTTAATAACTACAGAAGGTTATCTCCAATCGGAGATGAGCCACGAACAATATCGACAGTTGTAAATAATATTCTAGATGGAAAAGTCAATTCAACTGGAGCAATTACATTAACGAGTAGTTCGGCAACAACAACATTATCTGATGATCGTATTGGAGAAGATAGTGTGATTTTATTTATGCCGACAACTAGCAATGCTTCGACAACGACTATTTATGTAACTGGCAGACAAAAAGGGCAGGCAACATTAAATCATGCAAATGCTACAACCACTAGATCCTTCGAGTACGTCATTTTCGGATGATGCTGATAGGTGTAGAGACTGGATTGTTGATGCTCTTCGGTATGCTCACAATAGTCATACTTATGAGGAAGTAATAGACATTGTCAAAAGAGGAGATGCTCAGTTATGGGCATTGCCTGACAGTGCGATTGTAACTGAAATTATTGATTATCCGCAACGTAGAACTCTACGATTTTGGCTTGCAGGCGGTAACTTAAAAACACTTTTAGACGTAGAGCCAAAAATAAGAAAATGGTCTATATTATACCAATGTGAAGCGGTTGAAATTATAGGCAGAAAAGGTTGGGAAAAAGTTTTGAAAAATTACAAACCAACTGCAATCGTTTTAGTAAAGGAATATTAATATGTCAAAAGGTGGTGGTGGCGGAAGTTCAGGTACAGTAAATACTCAGGTTGAACCGCCTTCATATGCAAAGCCATTTTTAGAATATGGTTTAGCACAAGCAAAAGACAGATATACGTCTGAGATGCCTTCTTATTATCCGAACTCAACTACGATCGGATTTGCTCCTGAAAGTGAAATGGCTCTGAATATGGTTAGAGATAGAGCCTTAGATCCGAATAGCCTAACAGCAACAAGTCAAGACGTTATACAGCAAAACTTAATGGGTACTAATCCATTAATGAGTATGGCATTTAAGCCTGCGATTGACACTGTTACATCTCAGTTTGCAAAGTCAGGAAGATATGGTTCAGGTGCTAATCAGCAGGCAATGACTTCTGCTCTTGCTCCGATGGCTTATAAGGCACAGCAGGATGCACTAACACTTGCACCGCAATATCAGAATTTAGATGCACAGCAATTAGCACAAGTTGGATCAGCTAGAGAAAGTGATGCGATGGCTCAGTTGCAGGACAATATAAATAGATTTAATTATGAGCAAAATATAGACGATCAGAAGCTACAAAACTATATGGGATTAGTTGGTGGTGGAACAGTTGGATCAAACACAATTCAGCCAGTATTTAGAAATCAGGGTGCTAGTGCTTTAGGCGGTGCTTTAGGCGGATCTCAATTAGCACAACTTGCAGGATTTAATCCGATGTATGGGGCAATCGGTGGCGGATTGTTGGGGTTAATGTAATGAAAGTTAGACCAATAGATTTAGCATTTATGAATGACATTAATAAAGCTAGAGGCGGAATGTCTTTTAGTCCAAGAGCAACTTATGGATCTGCAAATAATGCTACCAGTCAACTTGATCCTTTAAGAATTACAATAAATCCACTAAGAGAAAATGTATCAACTAAGCCAAACTTAGTTACACCAAATGTTGCAAATCAAAATTCAAATTCTTTTTCAGGTTTGTTAGGAAATAATTTTGCTGATCCTAAAACAATGGGATTGTTAGGTGCTTCTGCTGAACTAATGAAGGCAGGCGGATATTCAGTAGGCAAGCCTGCTCCAACTATGGGAGAGGCTTTAGGGAACGCAATGAATACTGGAATGGCTAATTATCTAGCAGTACAGCAGGCACAACAAAAAGCCAATGCCCCTATATCAGTTCCTAAAGATGGTATGTTGATTACAAGAGATGGCAAAGTTTTGATGGATAATAGAAACAAAGGTGGCTTTAGTGGCACTGGGATTACCAATCAAGCATTTAATACATTGTTAGAAGTTGCTCCTAAAATAGCTAATGGCACAGCAACTTCAGCAGACCTTGCTAAGTATAAGTTAGCTTATGGCTACACTGCTAGAGAAAAAAATATACCTATACCAAATGCTCAGGGGGGTGTTGATTATATCAGAGAAGCACCGCAGAGATTAGATGGATTTCCAAATCCTTTCGGAGAAACTGGTAATGAGAAAAAAGTTGTTGGAGAAAAGCCTTCAGCACAAAAATTAAAAATTTTAGAAAATAAACCTAAATTAAATATGATGTTAGGTAATCTTAATAGATATAGATCTAAGTTAAGTGATTTGGCTACTACAACTCAAGCGAGTGGTGCTTTTGGTATCCCAACCGCAGAAGCATCTAAAGTCTCAGCTATGGCTGAGAAGCTAAGATTAGATATAAAGAACTTGTATGAATTAGGTGCGTTGGTTGGTGGAGACTTCCAAATTTTGGATAATTTATTAACAAGTCCAACTTCAAGTCAAGGTGTAATGATGGGTAGCGATGGACTTATTGCACAGCTATCTGAGTTAGAAGAGACACTTGTTTCTAAATTGAACTCTTATGGGGTTGTTGGTGATATTGGCTCATTTAGTTCGCCTATTAAAGTTAGTTCTGAAGATGCGTGGAAAAACGCAACTCCTAATTTATACTATAAATTACCTGATGGGAAAATAGTCTTGAAGGGTAGAAAATAATGGCATGGTATGACAATTTAAGTGATGCAACCGAAGTATCTACAGATAAAAATAAAACATCAAATTCTTCCAAAGACAGATCTATCGGTGATTATGCTATTGATATGACAAGAGCAGGAATGCAAGGGGTAACTCGTGGCTATGGCGATGAAATGGAAGCAGGGGCAAGAGCCTTATATCAAAAGTTTATAGATGGAAAAGATTTTAGCACTGCTTACAATGAAACTGTTAAAGAAATTAGAGGCGATATAAAGTCATTTAGAGATGACGATCCAGTTAAGGCATATGGCTCTGAAATAGGCGGATCTATTGCTGTAAATAGAGGCAGGCAGACTTTACCAAAAATACTAAAAGAGGGTTTTGTTTATGGAACTGGAACTTCTGATGCGGATGCAACAACTGCCAGTGGTTTAATAGATAGAGGCACAAGCGGAGTAATAGGAGGCACATTAGGTGGAGTTATTAATAAAGTTGCACCAGTAGCCACTCAGGGTGCTAAAGATTTAATCAATAAGGGTGTTGATTTAACTATAGGTCAGGCTACAAGCGGTAAAGGTGGATCTCCTATAGGTAGCGGAATAAAGATGATAGAAGAGGCGATTATGTCTGCTCCTATTATTGGATCTCCTATTAGGAGTGCTTACAAAAGATCTGTCGAGCAATTAAATAAAGCCTCATATAAACAGATATTAGAGCCATTAAGAAAATATGGAATAGATGAAAATTTAATAAAAAAGAGTGAAGCAGGGCATGAGTTATATAAATCTGCTAAAGGCATTATATCAAATCAATATGATAAATTATTGCCAAAGCTAAAATTTCCAAATCTGAAAGAACTACAAAGTGTTTATGATGATGTAATTCTTAAAGAATTAGACACACTTCCAAAAGATGCACAAAATAAATTTTTAAAGGATATGGATGATAAGTTTTATACAAACTTTGACATGGATGGAGTTTTAACTGGTAAAGGATTTAAAAATGCACAAATAGAATTGAGAAGTCTTGCAAAAGAATATTTAACGTCAGGAAGTGCTGTTGAAAGAAGTATTGGTGGATCTTATAAAAAAGTTCTAGATGCACTAAATGGAACTTTAAAATCAATTAATCCAAAATATTCTAAGCAATTAGAGGACATAGATTTTTCATTTAAAATGCTAATACCTTTGGAAAAAGCCACTGTTTCCGCTTCAGCTACAGATGGGGTTTTTAGTCCTTCTCAATTAATGAACGCAGTAAAATCAAGTGATAAAAGTTTGAGAAAAGGCAATGTAGCTTCAGGAGATGCACTTCTTCAGGATATTGCAGGATTAGGTCAACAGCTTAAAATGACTTTACCAAACTCAGGTACAGCTACTAGAGCAGATATAATGAGATCTATGGGTGGATTAGGCGGTGATGCACTTGCAGTAGGCGGTACATATATGAACCCATTAGTAGGGGGTGCTTTGGCTACTGGAACTATGTTGGGTTACTCAAGACCTTTTAACAGACGTTTAACAAGCGGTGTAACCAATTATATTGCTCCTGCAATGCAGAGAGGAAGTCCTGCACTTGGCGGTCTTTTGGGCGATAAAATGTCAGCAGGAATAATGAATAGGAGATAGTATGACAAAGGCAAACATCACACAATATAGTTCTACTCCTTCGAGTAATGCCGATATAAACGACATTAACATAGCTGAGAATTGTCCTGCTAGTGGATTGAATAATGCCATTAGAGAATTGATGGCACATTTGAAGAACGTAGACACTGGC